TAAGTCGCAGTAACTTATGGGACCTCTACACTCTCCAAAAGAATACTTGTTTCAGTTACACGCAACAAGTTCTGGGGAGGCGAAACGAATGTGGAGGCAACATATAAAAGAACAGTGGAATCATCAATGTGCTTATTGTGGGTCGGAGGAGAGACTCACAATTGATCACATTATCCCTCAATCAAAAGGTGGAGCAGACTTTACAAAAAACGTAGTCTGTTGCTGTCATGATTGTAACCAGTCGAAGGGACATGAGCACTGGAAATTATGGTTTGTTCAGCAAGACTTTTATAGTGAAGAAAGATTTAATAAAATAGAAGAATGGATGAAACCAGACCCTCCTCTTAATCTGTTTAAATACAGACCAAGAAGAAATAATGCTTCGTAGATTTTTATAAATAAACCAGAATAGTAAATACTGTTCCTTCTGGTAGATACCGAATGTGTTAAATGGCCGATCCAATTATTAGGTTTAAAAGATCAGCAGTCCCTGGTAAGAAGCCAACTTTAGAGCAACTTCCTCTAGGTGAGCTAGCCATTAACACATATGACGGTAGAATTCTTTTAAAGCAGGATAGAAACGGGGTTGGGATTGGCACCAGAATTGTAGAAGCTGGTGCAGCAACAACCGCTGGTAAGACACTATTCGTTACAATGAATGGTTCGGATGATAATACTGGTCTGAACCAAATTGATTCAAAAAGGACAATTGGTGCCGCAGTTTCTGCTTCTGGTCCATATGATACGATAAGGATTTTCCCTGGAACATATGTTGAGAGTAATCCTATCAACATGTGTGATAACCTTGGAATCGAAGGTGCAGAACTTAGAAACTGTATAGTTACTCCATCTGACCCATCAAAAGATTTGTTTTATATGGGCAATGGTTGCCATATAACAAACATCAGTTTTATGGGGCAACCATCGACAAATGGTGCGGCGGTTGTTTCACTAAGACCACTATTAGGAACTGCAGCAGACAGATATTTTGATGCTGCTCGAATGATTCGTAATAATATTGAATTTATTGCTAGAGAAACAGTAGGGTATATTACAAGCACAGATTATAGAAATCCTGCATTCAATATCGGAATTGGAACAGTCAATAATTGTATCGAAGATATTCGTTCAATTTGGAATTGTGTTTGCCACGACATTACCAGAGGTGGCAACTCCAAGTGTGTAGGTGCAGGTAAGTCATATTACAATGGTGGTGCAATTCAACATATTGTTGGTGTAAAGACAGAAACGATTGATGCAATTCAATACTCTGCAGGCATTGTTAGATCGATTATCAATAACGCTACTTGGGGTAGTAAGTCTGCTGGTATTGGAAGTCTATCAGTTACTAATGCAACTTATGATAGAACAACTGGTGTTACAACAATTACCGTAGCAAATCACGGACTTTTAAAGGATGATCCTGTAAAAATTATCGGTCTAGGATTTACTTGTAATTCTGGACCTGGAACAGTCATTTATCCAGATGGTTCTTTCGGATATATTTTCCCAGTCAAGAGTGTTGTTGGAGTTAATACGTTTGAAGTTGTGGTTGGTGTATCCACATTGGACCACTTCTATACGTCTGGTGGAACAGTTGAGAAATATACAAATTATCAGAATGAATTTACTCAGGTAAAGGATCTATCAATGCAAGCTGATCCTCTAACTGGATTTAATAATAGTGTGAATAGTTGTGCTAACGTTGTATCTGCAATTTATTCTTGCGTTGGGATTGTTACTACTATTATTGATGTCGGACTTTCTGCAAGTGGAATCAATACAAACTATCCTGGTAATAATGGTGCAATTAACTCAGGAATTCTAACATCTTCATTAAGTCCTCTGCAAGGAACTGGTCCAGTTACAAAAGGACCTTATGTTAGAAACTGCACCAACTTTATTCCTAATAGTATTGGAGCTAAAATTGATGGATTCAACTCTGAAGTAGGAGACCAAGGAGACATTGGTATTCAGGGTGCATTCCACGTTGATTCCTATACACAATATAATCAAGGTGGAATTGGTGTTTCCATCACAAACGGTGCTTATGCTCAGTTGGTTTCTATCTTTACTATTTGTACTGACCGTGCAATTTATACTGGACAAGGCGGACAGTTAGACCTTACAAACTCTAACTCTTCATTTGGTAGAGAAGGTCTTGTATCTGAAGGTGTGGGTGATGAAACTACAAAATCAACTGATAGATATACCGCAGGACTTACAACCCTGACAACAAGGGGTGATAATGTTGTCGTTCTCTCTGGGGTTGGTACATTCAGACCTTATTCTGGACAATCAGTTTATTTTGATAAGAAGTATTACTCAGTTCAGTCCGCAACAGTTACAAATCCTGGAGCAGGATATTCAACACCACCTTTGGTTACTGTTACTGCACCAACTGGTCCTGGTAACGCAATTCCTGCTCAGCTTACTGCAAATCTTAATTCTCTTGGTGGAGTTGATAGTATTAACATACTTACAACTGGATTCCAGTATGAGTTAGATAGTCCTCCAGTAATTACAATTGCTGCCCCTGTTGGTGGTGGAGTAACAGCAACTGCAGAACCAGTGCTATCTCCAATTTATTATTTGATTGATTCTGCAACTCTTCCATCATCTGGAATCACAACAGTCTCTCTGGTACAGAATCTAAATAATGATGTTGGAGCAGGATTAACTGCATATTTTGCTAGACAAAGTTTGCAAATCGCTTCTTCACATTCTTTTGAGTATATTGGTGCTGGAAATGCAATTGAAACTGCAAGACCTTCTAAGGGTGGAGTGACAGTTCAAGAAAATGAAGTTGTAAAGATTGATGGTGGTGAGGTCATTTATACGAGCACTGACCAAGATGGTAACTTCAGAATTGGTGATGGTGTTATAATCGACCAAACTACAGGAACAATTTCTGGAGCAATTTATGTTAAGAGTTTGTTCAGTCAGGTTACCCCATTCATTCTAGCTCTAGGAGGAGATTAATTAAATGGCAGCAGCATCGGCAGCAGTAAATACTTTTCAGACGGTAACACAAACCGTAGGAACTTCAAACGCAGTAGTTTATACTGCTCCTGTTGGATACACAGGAGTAGTTCTTTTGGCTCAATGCACAAATATGGGAGCTACGACTTATACAATGACATTAAATTTCCGCAGAGATGGATCTGACACTCCTTTAATTAAGGATATTCCTATTGCACCTAATGACACTGTTAATCTACTTGCAGGAAAATTAGTATTAGAAACTGGAGACTCTCTGGTTACCTCTGGTAGTAATGCAACGAATTTGAAATTTTTAACTAGTATTCTAGAAACTTCTAACCTCTAATTCGTAGAATAAAATGGCAGGTCCAATAAGATATCTCAGCGGTAGAAACGAACTTGTACGCATTGGTATTCCTGATTATACCGAAAGTAGATCAGTATTACAAATAACTGGTAGAGTCGGTATTGGCACAACCAATGCAACTAGTGACTTGTATGTTAAAGGTGGTGCAGAAATCACTGGTATTGTTACCGCTAGTTCTTTTGTTGGATCTTTTGAGGGTGAAGCAACAACTGCTGGATATGCAAAGACAGCAGGTGTCTCTACATATGCTTCTTCTGCTGGAATTGCAACTTATACTCCTACCGCAGGATTCTCAACGTATTCTGGTCAAGCAGGTTTCTCCACTTATTCTGAAGTTTCTGGAATCGCTACATTTTCTGATTATGCGACTTCTGCTGGTGTAGCAACTTATGCCGCTTCTGCTGGCGTAGCAACTTATGCACCAAAGGCTGGATTCTCTACATATTCTGGTCAAGCTGGGTTTTCAACCTACGCACAAATTTCTGGAATCTCTACGTTTTCTGGTTATGCCACAAATGCAGGTGTGGCAACCTATGCTTTTGTAGCTGGTGTATCTACATATTCGGGCCAAGCAGGATTCTCAACGTATTCTGAAGTTGCTGGCATTGCAACATACGCTGAGGTTGCTGGTATTGCAACTTATGCTCCCCTATCTGGAATTTCAACTTCTGTTATTGGTGGAATTGCAGATCTGACAAGACTGTCAGTAAGTGGAGTATCCACTCTAGGTGGTGGTCTTACTGTAAGTAAGGCACTAGATGCACAGAATATTTTTGTATCTGGTCTAAGCACATTCTCTGGCAACGTATCATTTGGTGCCTCTGCATACTTTGGTGATAATGATAGATTGTATTTTGGAAACACTCCATCTTTGGATATTTATCATTCATCTGGTCAATCCTACATTAGGGATATTGGTGCTGGTAATTTAAGATTGGAAACTAATGGTGCTGCAGTTGTTATTGCAACCACTGAGGGTGAAACTATGGGTTCATTCATAAGGAATGGATCAGTAGAACTCTATTACGATAATTCCAAAAAGTTAGAAACTGTTGCAACTGGTTCGACTGTTTATGGAACTCAGTTTGCCAATCAACTTTCAATTACTGGTGTTTCAACATTTGCTGATAATCTTGATATTGGTGATAACGAACTAAGATTTGACTATGGGGTAGCAACTCCTACTGGGTCAATCATTAGAACTTCTGTAGTATCAAAGGATGTTGATATTTTCAGAGTCAATGGTCTTGCTAATGGTATAAGTGGAAATAGTGCAGACTATGGATTTAATATTAAGTATTTTGGAACAAGAGGTGGTAACAATAAGTCTTTATCTATTTTATCTGATAACCAAACTGGGGCTCAAGTAGAAGCAATTTCAATTCTTCAGGATGGAAAAGTTGGTATTGGCACAAGCCTTGCAACTACAGAACTTGATGTTTATGGAGAAGTAAGAACTCAAGATCTTACTGTTCTTTCTAATGCAACTTTTGCTGGAGTAAGTATTTCTGATGCCCTTGGAGGATCTCTTAATGTAACTGGTATTGCCACATTCGGAACAGACATCTATGTCGGTCAATACATTTATCGCTATCAAGATATTTCTGATGATACTTTTATTAGATTAACGGAAGATAGAATCAGAATCAATGCTGGTGGAGTTCAATTAGTTGATATTTTTGAAGGAGCACAAGATTATGTAAAACTTGGAGATGGATCTGATGTTGATATCAACTTAAATGATGATGTATTCGTTGAAGGTTTGACTGGTTATGTTGGTATTAATACAACATTACCATCTAGACATTTAGATGTTGCTGGTGCAATCAGACTTCAGGGAGCACTTTACGATAAGAATAATCAAGCTGGAACAAGTGGTCAGGTTCTTATCTCAACTGCAGATGGCATTGATTGGGTAGATGGTGCTCCTGCAAATGCAATCACAGGTATTACAATTCAAGATGAAGGTGTTCAGGTAGGAACTCTTGGAGCTGTAACGATTGTCAATTTCGTTGGTAGTGGAATTACTGCCAGCTCTTCTGGAAATATTTCAACAATCACTGTTCAGGCAACCACTGCTGCAGGTAGTAACCAGCAAGTCCAATATAATGATAACGGAATTTTTGCTGGTGCTGCAACTCTTGTTTATGATTCTGCAGCAAATCGTGTTGGTGTTGGAACCAATGTGATGAACAGAACCCTCACCGTAAATGGTGAGGCTGGAATTTCAAGTAATGTTTATGGTTATCGTTTCTTTGCAACTGAGACCATTCCAAGTGCAACCAATGAACTTGTAACGAAGAACTATCTGGACAACTTCCAGTCTGCGATTACAATTCAGAAGTCTGTGTCTGTTGCAACGACTTCAAATCTTTCTTCATATTATGATAATGGTTTTGCTGGAGTTGGAGCAAAGCTGTGGGGTGTTGGGATTGGAACACTTATAGTTGATGGTGTTACATCTATATTTGATGAAAGAATTCTTGTTAAAGATCAAACGAATTTATTTGAAAATGGTATTTACAACATCACAAGAGCTGGTAGTGGATCTACTTCTTGGGAATTAGTCAGAGATGCAAATTATGATGAAGATGCTGAAATTGCTCCTGGTGACTTTACATTCATTGGTGATGGTGTAATTAATGGCGGCACTGGTTGGGTTCATATCACAAGGGGTAATGTCGGTGTTGGTACATCGGCATTAGAATGGACACAATTCACAGCTCCAACTCAAACTCTTGCTGGTGCTGGTCTTTATAATAGTCTTGTCACTGAACTGGCTGTCGGTACAGCAAGTACATCAAGAATTGTTGTTAATGCTGACGATATTGATTTAGCAACTGTTGCAACTTCTAAGTCTTCACTAACAAGCGGTGATACTTCTTTTGTTACTCAAATTAATGTTGATTCTTATGGAAGAGTAACTGGCGTTATTACAAGCAATACTCATACATTTGCAACTGATACTACAAAAGGTATTGCTGCATTTGATGCAACTAATTTAACGGTTTCTTCGGGAATTGTATCTGTTGCTCAAACTCCAAAACTCACTGGAGTAAATGTCAGTGGAATCAGCACTCTTGGAATTACAACAACTACAGTATTACATGCTTCACAGTTTAGTTCTGCTGGATTAATTACTGCCTTTAGTGGAGTTGCATTTAAGGGACCACTTTATGATACTGTTAATCAAGTTGGAACAACGACTTCAGTTCTTACCTCTACAGGAGTTGGAGTAACCTGGTCGCTGATTGAAGAAGTTGCTCTCCAAGGTCGCCAGGGTGTTCAAGGTGTCCAAGGCACTCAAGGTGTTCAGGGTGTTCAAGGCGTTCAAGGTCAGCAGGGTCTTCAAGGTCGTCAGGGTGTCCAAGGCACTCAAGGAACCCAAGGTACTCAGGGTGTTCAAGGTATTCAGGGTGAGCAAGGTACTCAAGGTGTTCAAGGTATTCAGGGTGAGCAAGGAACTCAGGGTATTACTGGCGCTCAAGGTGTTCAGGGCGTTCAAGGCACTCAAGGTCGTCAAGGTATCCAAGGTGTTCAAGGTACTCAAGGTACTCAAGGTACTCAAGGCATCCAAGGCGTTCAGGGTGAGCAAGGTACTCAGGGTATTCAGGGTACTCAAGGTATTCAAGGAACTCAGGGTCGTCAGGGAATCCAGGGTGTTCAAGGAACTCAAGGTGAGCAGGGTCTTCAAGGCGAACAAGGAACTCAAGGTCTTCAGGGTCGCCAAGGTATTCAGGGTCGCCAAGGTATTCAGGGTGATGTAGGTACTCAAGGAACTGATGGTGCTCAAGGTGTTCAGGGTCGTCAAGGTGTTCAGGGTGTTCAAGGTCGCCAAGGTACTCAAGGAACAGTAGGAGACCAAGGAACTCAAGGCATTCAGGGTGAGCAGGGAGTACAGGGGACACAAGGTATTCAAGGATATCAAGGTATCCAAGGTATTTCTGGAAACAAGGGTGGTGTTAATTATCAATTTAGTACAACTACAACAAATTCTGACCCAGGCACTGGATTCATCAGGTATAACAGCGGAACAATTGGATCAGTAAATGCAATTTATATTGATAACCAAGATTATTATTCAAACTTACAAACTGGTTGGTATGGAATCTGGGATGATTCAACAAGTACTGTCAAGGGATACTTAGTAATTACATCAGCTTCTCCAACTGGAACAATAGTTAATGTATGGCAAATTGATTCAGTAACTAATAGTACTGGTTACTATACTATTGGTGTTACCTTTATTTCTGGAACTTTACCTTCTAACAATGAACTACTTTCTGTAGAATTTAGTAGAACAGGTGATCTTGGTCAGCAAGGAATTCAAGGTGTCCAAGGCACACAAGGTCGTCAAGGTATTCAGGGTATTCAAGGTAATTTTGGAGAACAAGGTGTTCAGGGAACTCAGGGGACACAAGGTGAGCAAGGTATCCAGGGTGTTCAAGGAAGACAGGGGGCTCAAGGAATCCAAGGTGAGCAAGGCACTCAAGGTCGTCAAGGTATTCAAGGTGTTCAAGGTGTTCAGGGTCTATTAGGTACTCAAGGTACAGTAGGTCAGCAGGGAACACAAGGAACCACTGGTGGTCAGGGTATTCAGGGCATCCAAGGAACGACTGGTCAGCAGGGTGCTCAAGGTATTAAAGGTGAGCAAGGTGTTCAGGGAATTACAGGTGCCCAAGGAACCACAGGAGCTCAAGGTATTCAAGGATTCCAAGGTGTAACAGGTTCTCAAGGAACAGTTGGAACTCAGGGTACAGTTGGTGGTCAGGGTATTCAAGGAACTCAAGGTGTTCAAGGTGTTCAAGGTGATCAAGGTATTCAGGGTCGCCAGGGTCTTCAGGGTATCACTGGAGATACTGGAGCTCAGGGTGTTCAAGGTCGCCAAGGTACTCAGGGAACTGATGGTTCTCAAGGATTCCAAGGTGTTCAAGGTCGTCAAGGCACACAAGGAACTACTGGTGAGCAGGGTGTTCAAGGTGTTCAGGGAACACTTGGAAATCAAGGTGTTCAGGGTATTCAAGGCGTCTTAGGTGCTCAAGGAACTGCTGGTGCAAATGGCACCCAAGGTTCTCAAGGATTACAAGGCAGACAGGGTATTGATGGTGCAACTGGTGCTCAGGGTGTTCAAGGTCGTCAAGGAATCCAGGGAGTTCAAGGAACTCAGGGTATTCAGGGACAGACTGGAACTCAAGGTACTCAGGGTATTCAGGGACAGACTGGAACTCAAGGTACTCAGGGTATTCAGGGTATTTCTGGAACTTTGGGAACTCAGGGTGCTCAAGGTATTCAGGGTAGGCAAGGTATTCAAGGCACAACTGGAACACAAGGAACCACTGGTTCTCAAGGAACGCAAGGAACCACTGGTTCTCAAGGAGTACAAGGTATTACTGGAACTCGTGGTGGTTCCGATTGGACTCCTGTTCTTGTTAATGTAACTCAATCTACTACAGACTCTTCAACATTCACAAAGACTGGTGGCACAAACGCTTCTTGGGATTCCTCAGTCTATTCTGTTCAGGGATATGTTCTTGGTGTCTATGCAACCGCAAGAATATCTTCAACAACTGGTTTTGCAATGTTTGGTCTTAACTCAGACCCAACAACTGATACTAGTTTCTCATCGATTGATTATGCTTTCTACTTTGATAATGGAACAGTCTCAATTTATGAGGGTGGAACTTCTGTTTATTCGTCAGGAACATACACTGCTACGGATACTGCATACGTTCTTTATGATGGAACAACCGTTCGCTATTATCTGAATGGAACTCTACTGAGACAAGTTAATCGCTCTCCAGGAAGTGCTTTATTCCTTGATAGCTCAATTTATACTTCAAACCTTGCATTCAATAATCTTGCCTTTGGACCTATGGGTTCGCAAGGTATTCAAGGTGTTCAGGGTACTCAGGGTATTACTGGTGCTCAAGGTATCCAAGGAATTACAGGTCCTCAAGGGACTCAAGGTATTCAGGGTCGGCAGGGAATTCAAGGTTTTCAGGGGACCACAGGACCTCAGGGTATTCAAGGTAATAATGGAACTCAAGGAACTCAGGGCACTCAAGGTCTAATTGGACCTTCGAATGCAATTCTATCGATAGATGATACTTCGACCACGACTCTATATCCTGTCATGGTCTCAACTCTTGGGTCTAATGCAACACCTAAGAGTAGATCAACTGCGACTGCATTTGCGTTTAATGCAAGCACTAATGTTTTGAGTGTTGCTAACATTGCTGCATCAAACCACTATGACTTCACTGGAACTTACAATATTAACTTAGGTTCTGGTGGCACTGAAGGTCGTGGTCTTGTCGCTGGTTATTCTGGTGGTTCTTATGGTGGTATTGGTTATAACGTAAGGCATACTACAACTAGTGGATCTTATATTGCTCCAGGAACCGATACCTCCTCATATTTACTATTCAACCAAGGATTTACATTCTATAATGCTGCTGCAGGATCTGCTGGTAGATCACTTTCTTACACAACACTTGGTTTATTAACTTCTTCTGGTAATTTTGGGCAACCTGTAGGTGGATCTTTCCATAGAGTCGCATATACTTCAGCGGATAATAGTTACTCTGGAACCTTCTGGTGGAATGGTATTGCTTTTGGAAATAATGGTGACAACTACCTTGTTGCTGGTAGAACAGCAGTTGGAGGTAGATTTAGATTCTATACAAACAACACAAGTGATATTACAAGCAATACAACTCCAGGGGGAACTCTTGCAGTTACCATGGATAATGCTGGTGATACTATTATTGAACAAAATATCCAACTCAAGAATAGACTTCGTGATGGAACAAACAGTGCAGGAACTTCAGGACAACTTCTATCCTCAACGGGAACGGGAACCGTTTGGGTAAATAATACGGGCACAAACGCCTATCATTATTTGGCTATAAATACTGATAAGAATGATGTTTCTGATTATGGAAACCTCAGATTGACTGCAATTACAGGTTCTGATACTTATGAAGCAAATGACACTAACCCACTTGTTCGTGATACAAGAGCACCAATCCTTGCCGATTTCTTTGCTCTTACAGCATCCATATCAATGTCCATCAGTTCGACTGGATACTTACAAGTAACGACAGCGGTATAATAATATGGCAATTACAACAAGTATTATTGGAAAAGTTAGGTATAATGTTAGAGGTGAATATAATACCTCATCATCATATACCGTAGATGATATCGTAACTTATGTTGGTTCCCAATATCTTTGTAAGACAGCAAACTCTAGTGGTTCTCAAGTTCCAGGAGTTGCTTCTTCAGCAATTTGGGAAAAACTTTCTGGTTTGACAAGAGAAAGGGGCGAATGGAATTCTGGAACGGCATATCAATTAAATGATATTGTAACTGTATATCCAGAATATGCATACAACTCTATATGGAAATACTATGATACCTATACTTATATTTGTAAGCAAGCAAATACAAACTATAACCCACTGACAAACGATGGTACTCAATGGGCATTATTATCTGAAGGTGGAATGTATCGAAAGAATGCATTCCTCGCGGGGATGAATGAGGGATATACTCCACCCTACAAGCCACTGTGGAATGCAAGAAGTCAGTCAGTTATTGGAACAATCAATACCGTTTTCTACAACACTGCAGGGTCTTTAATTAGAGAAACAAATACTGTTAATGGTAGAACAGGAAGTCCAAGCACTGCTATGTTAAGATTGACTGCTTCTGGTGGTGGTGGAAGTGGGTTTGTTGGTGTTGCCCATGTTAATGCTGCAACTCTAGCTGTTTTTCAATGTGATATTATTGATCCTGGAAGTGGTTATACTTCAACTCCAACCATCAGTGTAGATACAACTGTTACAGGATACACTGGTGTTTATGGTGGTGGTGCATTACCAACATTTGGTTGTAACGTCACGACTAACTCAACTGATGGTGCAACAGGAAGAACAGTTTTAGTTGGAATGGGTGATAGTATTGGACCTGCTAAGGCGTATGGAACGCACCAGTGTAGATACAATATGCGATATGTAAATCGCAGACATCAATTCGTAAATATTGGAGAAAGTGTTTATACATCTGGAGGCACTTCCACAGATGGTCAGAGTCCAACCGATAATATGTTGGCAATGGCTCAGTTTGTGAATCTTGATTATCTTGATGGTGTCTTACCAACTCCAGATGGTGAATATCCAAAAGTTATTCAAGTTGAAAGTGGTGGATATAATACATTAGTTCTTTTTAATAATGGCGAAGTTCATTATATGGGATATAATGGTAATGGAAATAGTGGAGGTAACTATACTAATAATTTCACGCAACAACCAGTAAGATGTGGATATTTCAATATTAATATTTCTGGAACCACTGCTTTGAGGGGTAAGAGAGCAATTCGTATTGCTGCTGCATCTGGTGGAGATAACAACGAATCCCATGCAATGTATGCACTGATTGAAAATCCCACTGACGGAAGTAGAGAAATCTGGTCATGGGGATACAATGGTTATGGTCAATTAGGTCTTAATGATACCACTAACAGACAGGTTCCAACTCAGATTACTTTTAGTGCTGGTGTTTATGGTAGAGTTGTTTCAATCTGGGCAACTGGTGGAAACTATGGACAACTGTATGTTCTAACTGATCTGGGCCACTTGTATGCATGTGGATACAATGGATATGGACAAATTGGAAATGGAAACACAACAAACCAATCAGTTCTCGTTCGTGTTGATGCCAATGATATTGGAACATTAACTGGAACCAACGGTAGGGTTAGAAAGTTCAGTATAAACGGTGGTGGTTCTCATGGAACTTGTGCTCTACTCAAAGGTAATGGCACAGTCTTTACTTGGGGATATAATGGTTATGGGGGTCTAGGGCACAACCATACCTTCAATACATATGTTCCTGTTCAGGTAAGAACAAGTGGGTACTCTGGTGCATCAAACCCTGTTAGCACATCAGGAAACAAAGGTACAGGACAAGGAACTGCATTTACTGACTGTATTGATGTTTGGCAACTAGGTGGAAACAGTCACATGTTCATGTACCTCACAAGGGGAAGTTCGATTATCAACAATACTTTATACTCTTGTGGTTATAATGGATATTATAATTTAAGTATTTCTCAAAACAGTACAACCAATCAATCAACACTTCAAAACGTTCAAATTAATAATGGAAGTAACGCAACAAATGTAATGTCTGTGACTTCTAATCAAGGTCATAGCAGTTCACACATTCAAGTTGCAATTTATCGTTATGACTCAACATTTGCTGCTAGAGCCAAGAACAATCTTGGTCAATGGTTCCATGGTGGATTTGATAATGGTGTATCTGGCAACTGTCAAAATGATTCTTATAATGCAAGAGGTGACCAAGATCCAAACAGAATTGATGCCAACTTTCGACTAAAAAATAATATGTATGAGCCTTATGCTGCATGGGGCAACTGGTTCTATGATGTATCTGGAACATCTGCTTCAAAGAATGGATTCTATGCAGACCTTAGAACTGGTCAAGTATTTGGGACACAAAATGGTAATACAGGTAATAATGGATATTGTGGAGGACTTGTATCACAAGGTGGTAGAGGCAATATAAATCACATTAGATATACACACATGTAAGGAGGTATAAATCATGGCCGTCGTAACACTAGGAAAAGTTAAATTTGTTCATAGAGGAGCATACGTTCCTGCTACAACTTATAGCAAAGGTGACATTGTAACCTTTGAAGATAGACTTTATATCTACAAAAATGATGTCCCCAAAGCACATGCTCCAATTGTACTTCCAACTTTAAATGGATCAATTGCTAGTTTGGGGATTCAAACAAGCATTGTTACTGTTACTTTTACAGGATTTAATCCTCAAACTCAAACAGCAGGAATTGTAACATCATATTATCCCGAGGCACCAAAAGGTCCATGGAATCAGTCTCCTAGAACAGGTTTAAGACTTTACTCAAAACACTTTGATACTTATGCTGGGATTACCTCAATTGGTACAGTTACCTCAACAACTGCTGTCCTATATCTAACGAGTGTTGGGCTCAATACTGCAGTTGTAACTAATGACCCAATTGTTCTTGGACCAAGAAGAATGATGGGTCAATATGAGATTGCAACCAATGAAGTTGATTGGGACTTATATTCTGATGGAACAGCTCATGTTGGAACATGGTCACAAAGAACCACATATTATCCTGGAGATATTGTTAAGAGAAGGAATTCATCTTACATTTGTGGTGTAGGACATTCAAACGTTGATCCCTTATTTGATCATCTTGGCGCATGGGAAGTATTTTCAAGAGGTGATGACTTAATGCCATCAGACCGTTGCCTTGGATTTGTCAATAACCAACCTTTTGGATGGAAAGGTCATCCATATATTCTTGGACCACAATGGGGAACGGTTAATAGATGGAATGGAAATATTCCTTGGAATACATCTTTAGGAATCGGATCAACTTCAGTCCATGCCTGGAGATGGAATCCAGGATGGAATAAAGGTCATATGTCATATAGAAACTCTGAGCAGTTTATTAATGGCGAGGGCGTCATTATGGCTGAGAGTGGAACTAGTAATGCTTATATGCATAGTGATGGTGGTGCTCACATCGAGGCTCAAGAAAATGATGTACCATATCACATTGATTTTAACAGTGGTGAATGGGCAAACTTTGGAAATAACCCATTCCATATGACGAGAAGAACACCTAGAATTATCCAATCTATGCAAGCTTGGAATGATAATAGGTGGCACCTAACTTCTGATGGCGGAGTTCATGTTTCAGGTCAGTCAAACCATGGTCGTGACGGTTACTCCAACGATGATGGTCAGGCAACTCAAGCTGCATTTACAATTCCTAGAAAAGCATTCAAGAATCGTTCAATCGTAAAACTTGTAACTGGTGGACATCAATCTAGAGACGGTGATGCCCATTGTATTGCTCTTGATGAATATGGTGAGATTCACTGCTGGGGTAGAAACGATACAGGTCAGTGTGGTATTTCTTCTGACTCTGGAACCACTTCTGGTAGTGGTAATTCTCCAGACATTTATTATTTTGAAGATAATGGTATGGGTGTGAACAACCGTGCCTGGTTGATTCATACAATGAATAAAGATTTCTTCTTCGGTGGAAATAGAATCGTAGATATTTGGGCTGGACATAGAACTTCATACGCACTTGATGAAGCAGGAAACCTTTGGTCTTGGGGATACAATCATCAAGGTCAATTGATGTATCCAACAAACAGTGGATTCAGGGATTCTGACCGCTCATATACTCCTCTCAAAGTTCCCGTCAATTGGAACACTTATGGTGGTATTCAAAAACTTGTTGTTGCTTCTTCAGAAAATCTTTATACCATCGCACTTCTTGATGGTCAAGGATACGTTTGGACATGTGGATACAATGGATATGGTCAATTGGGTGATGGCACTACAACGAATAACAGTAACTCTTCAACAATTACAAGAAGAACATCATGGACTGGTGCTGCACAAATTGTAAATGTATGGGTAGATATTGATGATGGTGGATATGGGCATATTTGGTATAGAACTCAGAATGGAAATACTTATGGTGTTGGTTATGATGGTCATTACAATTTAACTACAGGTTCTGCACCATCTTCTAGAACATCTCCAAACATTATTCTTGGTCCAGGAAATACTTCAACACAAGCACTTACAAATATTGTTTGTATGTCTTCTGCTGGTAGATCGGGTGGCACGACACAACACTTCCTTGATCAAAAGGGTTATGTCTATGCAACAGGTTGGAATGGATATGGTGTTGGTGGAATTGGTAGAGATTCTACAATCGCAAACAATAATGCAAGGCACCAACAAAATGGACAATCACAATACGCTGTTGCAAGAAAAATCCATGCTCCATATTATATGGCAAATCCAATGACAGCATATGATTCTCATCCTTGGGGTGGGTCCGCTTGTATAGATATAAGTAGCACAGGAGATTATGAGGGAACTCTTGGAGTGAATCATAATGTTAGAAGTCAAACCTTATTTGATAATGGAGAAGTAATGCAAACAGGACGTAACTATGACTGGGGATTCGCTTCTTATCGTGGAACCGTTTATGGGACAGTTCCATCATTGAATTGGGCAGGTTAAGGAGGAAACAAAATGGCTATCAATACTGAAAGAAAAATTATATCCATTAATTCAGCATATGATGCAATGAACTGGCCCGATATTGGTCTTCCAAAGGAACCTCCTATTATTGGTATCAGAACCGATTATGTATGTTGTTATATTTTTGATGAGGGTGGTGAAAAGATTGGAGAAGAAATGCAAAAAACTGAAATTGAAGTCAGAGACCCAGATTTTCAGATTGAGCCTGAGGTTATTTTATTACTTAGATCTGGCAACATGATTGGAGTTGCTAATACAACAATCGTTGCACAAACATCTCCAAATACAGAACAAAGGAGTTATTATTCGATTCATCCAAACTATACAATGGATATTTTGAAAACCGCATTTTATATTCCAGATGTGGATGCGATTATGGATCCAGATAATCCAGAACAAGAAAGATATAGTGGTGATTTGGAAATACTTTCTAATACAACTGAAGAAGAATTATTTGATATAAGATTTGAAACTTCAGAGTCACTATCTGAATCTTTAGGTGATGATTATTGTCGTAGAATACTACAGCGTAATCCTAATATTAGGGATAAATACTTTGAAGACCCAGAATATCTAAACTACTTGGGTATATCAACAACTCCTTCCAGTGAAGAGCAAACTATTTTACAAATAACAAAAGTAGAAGATATACCACCACCATCTGATCCTAATGATATGATTAACTTTACTAGATGGTCTCCAACTTCATCTCCAGAATAACAATAATCTATGGAAAAGCTAACTAGTCTTGCTAATAATTTAACTCTAAATTACCGTGGAGAGTGGAGAGAAGGAGTTTCTTATACTAAAAATGATGTTATAAGAGTTAATGGTGCCGCTTATATTTGTAAAACCGATAAGTATGCTGAAAATAATTTATATGGTGAAAAATATAAACCAGAAAATGATACGCAGGGATGGGATAGATATTCCTCTGGTTATATGTGGACTGGTCAGTGGATGGAGAATGGAACTTACTATCCAGGAGATGTAGTAAATTATAATGGCGATCGTTATGTTTGTATGAAGCATGGTAGGATGATTCATCCTATCTACGAAAGAACATCAGCAACAACATATTGGCAAAGAATTAGTGCTAGTTCAAATCAGAATAAAGAAAATAGAATCCTACAATTTAATAATCGCAACCCTATGGGTTGGAATGATAGAAATATGGGGCATATTCCTGGAAGAATAGATAATGGTGCTTTATCTAACCAGGGATATTCGTTTATTAATGGTGAGTTTGAAGCAGTTCATATAGGTCGCCATAGTAGCTATGGATATGGTGGGTCTGAATATGGAGTTGGTGCGTCTCAACATAATCCAGCTGAATCAACATTCCAGTGGTGGGACCACTATGATAATTATAGAAACTCTAGTGTAACTCAGGGTACAACTTGGTCAAGACCAAGATGTATTCAAATCGTTGGTGATGACCAACACATGTATGGATTCTTATTTGATAATGGAGAAGTTTTCTGGGCTGGTTGGATGGGTTCAGGGGAGCATGGTGATGGTGGAACAACTAACAGATATTATTCGAGAAGAGTTGGTCGAACAAACAATACTGGTGGTGGTTTCGATTATAACCAACAAATTCAACAGTATCAGGCTTCTCAAGGGAGTAGAGGTCAGGGATTTTTAAGGGATATTCAGGCAATTAAGATTGGAACAAGTTCTTCGTCTAATGCTAACAACTCAAGTAGTGTTAATGGTGCTCTGGATATTGATGGTCGGCTATGGACTTGGGGATATAACGGATACTCTGGACTAGGTAGAAACTTTAGGTATAATAATAACTGGTTTAATAGCTATGTTCCAGCTAGAATTCCTCAGCAATATTTTGATAACCGAAAACTTTTAGATTTTTGGTTAGCTGGTGGTAACTATCAGTATGGGTTTGCTCAAGATGAAGATGGCAATCTATGGGGTTGGGGATGGAATGGTAATGACCAACTTGGTGTTGGTAATGACCAATACACTGGTGCTCCAAGAAAAGTTTTATATAATTGGGAAAAGCATGGCGGAATTAAAAAAATAGCAACTGCTGGATATAATACTTACTATACTACAGTTGTCCTTACAAATGATGGTGTTTTGCACATGGCTGGACTTCTTAATTGGATTGGTTCCAACCTTTATAGTTCTGGTTCATACGATGGGGATGAGCCAAATGGTGGAACAGGATTTTCTCCAATGCAAAAAGTTTGGTGGGATAGAGCTAGATCTCTTGAGGTGTCAGGATCTGGTCTTAGGAGCTTATGGAATATTACAGACTTATACAATGATGTTGAAGATTTTTGGCTAAGTAATGACCAGAATAATCCAAGATTGTTTATTAAACAGAGAAGTACGGGAATGATTTATGGTGTTGGTGTGCAATCTTACCATAGATTTACTTCACTTGATCAACTCCTGGCAGAAAACCAAAATACTGGTGATTTTCCATGGTCAAACACAAATCTTCAATACCCAGTTCCAGTTTATAGTGGTTCTAATGATGTTATTGATATTAGTAGAGTTGGTACTGGAAATGATGAATGGAGACTTGGATTATTCCTAACTTCTAACCAAAGATGTCTTACTATCGGTGGTAATACCACAACAGATCCAGGTAGAGCAAAGGGTGTCAGTTTTAGAAGTGGCCGTCAAACAATGGATAACCGAAACAAACTTCCATGGGAATTTGATGCTACTCAGTCCGCAGGCAACTTGCAAGCAAACTGGTTCTCAGCCATTGCATCAATACAAGGATCTCAGGGTGATGGATGGTGGGCAATTTGTCAGGATGATAGACTATTTTATGTTGGTAACCAAACTTGGCCTGCTTCATTCGATCCTGGAAGATACTCCACTCAATCGTCCGTACATTCTTATAACTTATCCAGGGTTGCAACCTGATACTTGTAAAACCCATATATATTTGGTATAATTGATAATAACCTTAGTTGAAGTGTATGCATTTTGCAAAAATTGCTTTAGATAATGGTGGTAGTATTCATCCTTTAATCATTCCTTCTTATCTTACAAATGGCACGGGATTAATGAATCCTTCCATTTACAATGATAATGGTAAGTTAATGGTAAATCTTCGCCATGTGAACTATACATTCTACCACTCTGAAAAGAAAACTTTTCAGCATCAGTGGGGTCCTTTGACTTATGTGCATCCTGAAAATGATATGCACCTAAGGACTACGAATTATTATTTGGAGTTGGATGATAGTTTAAAAATAACGAGAGTCAATAAGATTGATACTTCTGAGTTAGATAAAGAACCTCTTTGGGATTTTGTTGGTCTAGAAGATGCTAGACTTTTCCGTTGGGGAGGAGACTTGTATATTTCTGGTGTAAGAAGGGATACAACAACAAATGGTCAGGGAAGAATGGAACTGTCCAAGATTGTTGTTGGAGAAGATTATGTCAAAGAGGTTTCAAGAGTTCGTATTGAACCACCCAAAGATCCTAATTCTTATTGTGAAAAGAATTGGATGCCCATTCCCGATATGGATTGGCACTATGTAAAGTGGTCAAATCCTACCGAAGTTGTCAAGGTTAATCCTACTGCAGGGACTTCTGAGACTATTGCTCTCACTCAAATGGTGGATATCCCCAGAGATGTACGTGGTGGTTCTCATGTGCTTCCCCTTGGAGACAATTATTACTTCGCTCTTACACACGAAGTTGATTTGTTTAAGAGTGAAGTTGGTAGAAAGGATGGATTGTATCGTCACAGATTTCTTGTATGGGATAAAAATTGGCAGATACAAGGATTCTCTAAAGACTTTTCTTTCATGGATGCCCATGTTGAATTTTGTACGGGCATGTGCTACTATAAAGGTGACTTACTAATGACTTTTGGATTCCAAGATAATGCCGCTTATGTGCTGAGAGTTTCTCCTCAGGTTGTAGAAGATTTTATTGCTGGAAAGTACGATGAAGAGAACTGATATTATTCAATCCCTAATTGATAAAGTTAAAGCAAAAAAGTATCTTGAGATTGGTGTCTCTGCAGGAGAGAATTTCAGGGAAATCAAATGCGATTATAAGGTTGGTGTCGATCCTGAACTGACTTCTCCAGCTACAATTTTTGCAACTTCAGATGATTTCTTTGAAAAAAATACTGAGAACTTTGATGTAATTTTTATCGATGGATTGCATCATGCTGACCAAGTATATCGTGACATAATAAATTCACTAAAGATTTTGAATCCTGGTGGATACATTGTCTGCCACGATATGAACCCAGAACTGGAAGAGCATCAGGTTATTCCCTTCCGTGGTGGGATTTGGAACGGAGATTGTTGGAAAGCATTTGTAACTCTGAGACAAGAAAGAGATGATCTTTCTATGTGCGTTGTGGATGCTGATTATGGATGTGGAGTCATTCAAGTTGGCAAACAAGAAAAGTTAGTTTTTGATAATGCATTTCAGAAATTAGACTTTGCTAATTTTTCTAGAAATAGAAAGAAGTGGTTGAATTTAATTACTCCTGACCAGTTTGCATCGAAAGTATTAATGAAAAACACAGAAAACGATATTGTTGATGAGTCATATCTAATCAATCTTCTGGAAACTTATATTCAAAATCCAGATGATCCTGAGATTAACTATGAGTTGGCTATTTTCTATGATGAAATTGGGCAGACTGCTGCTGCAATGTCATATTATCTGAGAACTACTGAAAGGTCTGATGATAAACTACTTCAGTATGAGTGCCTTATTCGTGCTTCGATGTGTTATGACAAACAAGGAACTCGTAAATTTACTGTTAAGGGTTTGATTCAGAATGCAATCACAGTTATCCCATCTCGCCCTGAAGGTCATTTTCTTCTTGCGAGATACTATGAACGCTCTGATCAGGATGGAAGTTGGAAAGATTGTTATCTAACTGCTTGTGTTGCTGAAGAGTTTTGTGATAGGAATCCACCACCACTACGCACTAAGGTAGATTATCCAGGATTTTATGGAATTCTATTTGAGAAAGCCATATCATCTTGGTGGTGTGGTCTATGTGATGAGTCTCGTGATATGTTGCAGGACTTGCTTGACAACTATGAACTTGATGAAGTGCATCGCCAAGCAGTTATTTCTAATCTTGAAAAACTCACTGGTGATAAATCATCTGGATTACCAAAGTTGAATTGGTATTCTAAAAAGAATCATGGTAAATTAAGATTTAAGTTTAAAGGTTCTAAAGAGGTTGAAAAGAACTATGCAGAATCTTATCAGGATATGTTTGTTCTTTCCATGCTCAATGGTAAGAAGAATGGAACATACCTTGAAATTGGAGCAGGCAATGCTTTCTATGGAAACAATACTGCATTATTAGAAACAAAATATGGATGGAACGGTGTTGCCCTTGATATTGATGAAAACTTTGTTAATGCCCATAATCAGGAGAGAAAGCATACATGCTTACTCAAAGATGCCCTCAAAGTCAATTACGAGCGGTTCCTGAATGGGTTAGACATGCCAACCGATATCGACTACCTACAACTTGATTGCGACCCTCCTGAGGTCACCTACAAGATACTCCTGACGATGCCTTTTGAGACTCATCGCTTTGCTGTCATTACTTATGAGCATGACTACTATTGTGATGAGACAAAATCTTTCAGAGATAAGTCTCGAAAGTACCTTGAGTCTTTTGGTTATAAATTAGTTGTAGATAATATTTCACCCGATGATAATAGACCTTATGAAGACTGGTGGGTGCATCCAGAATTGGTTGATGAAAAAATCATTCAGAAAATGATTTGCGTTGATGGTGAAACTAAAAAAGCTGAAAAGTACATGTTAAATTCTCTGTAATCTTATGTCTATACCTGTAATTGGAGTACCTGTTGTTAATAGTACATTCTGGGTTAGTCGTTTACTCATGAGCATCGACTATCCTGTCGATGAAGTATTCATTGTTAATAATAATGGTCGAGGAGAACTTGATGAAGACTTGGATAAACTGGCAAGTATCAAGCATAAGTATGTGAAAAAAGTTAAGGTTGCCCACCTTCCTGGCAATCTTGGAGTTGCTGGATCTTGGAACTTGATTATCAAGTGTTATCTGATGTCCCCCTACTGGATTATCTGCAATGATGACGTATCCTTTGGTCCAGGATTCTTAGAAGAGATGGTGAATACTGTCAATTCTGATGAAATGATCGGAATGGTTCATGGTAACAAAGGTGACTATGGTGTTGGTAGTTGGGATTTATTCCTGATTAGAGAAAATATCATTAGGGCATTTGGTCTTTTTGATGAAAATCTATATCCTGCCTATTGTGAAGATGCTGATATGATTATGCGTTTCATGCATCGACCAATTCGTAAAGTTATGGAATTGAATAGTATGTACTATCATGGGTTTGGTGAGAAGCAAGAGTATTACACCCATGGAAGTCAAACTAAAAAGAATGATCCATCTCTGAAAGAAAAACTTGAAGCATCTAATGCAATGAATATTGATTACCTTACTGAAAAGTGGGGTAAAGATTGGAGGATTTGTGGTCCAACTGAATTGCCATTTGAGGGTAAAGAACAATTTATTTCTGCAACAACATTTGATTTGGATTTTGTTCGTAGTAAGCACCTAGGATTCTAATATGAATCAACTATTAAGTGTTAATCCTGAATATAGAAAATCTCAGAGAGTAATCATTGTTGATAATTTCTATAGAGATCCAGATGCTGTAAGAAAATTTGCTCTAGAGCAAGATTTCTTTGATGATGCTGGATACATTGGCAGGAGAACTCGTAAGCAATTTTTCATTCCTGGAACAAAAGAAGCATTTGAAGATCTTCTTGGACAACCAATTATCAAGTGGGAAGACCATGGAATGAATGGTCGCTTTCAGCATAATTGGTCTGGGGAAAAACTTGTTTATCACTGCGATGACCAGACTTGGGCTGGTATGGTTTATCTAACACCCGATGCTCCACCACAATGTGGAACTACCATGTGGAGGCATAAAGAAACTAAGATTCACCATAATTCTCAAATTGATTGGGCAGCAGGTCAAGGTCTTAAAGTCTTTAATCAAAGAACATTTCTTGATAGAACTCCATATGAACCAGTAGATGTTGCAGGAAATGTCTATAACAGATTAGTTCTTTTTAGTGGTGGAAATATTCACTCAGCATCTGAATATTTTGGAGACTGCCTTCAAAACTGCCGCTTGTGGCACATGTTCTTTTTTGATTAAATACTTATACAAAAATTATAAAGAAATATGAACTTTACAATCTATTCAAAACCAGGTTGTCCATATTGTGACAAAATTAAAAGCGTAATGAAGTTGACAAAGATGACACATGTGGTGTATACTCTTGACAAGGACTTTACCGCAGAGGAATTTTACTCCGAGTTTGGTGAGGGGAGTACATTTCCCCAAATTGTTGTTGATGATAAAAAATTAGGAGGATGTACTGATACAGTTAAGTTTTTACAAGAGCAAAAAATTGTTTGATGGCGGACATAAATAAAGACATCCACATTAATCGTGGAGTTGAATTTATTCTTAATGGAGGAAAAAGAAAGCAACCCAAAGATTTTCATATTATATTCGAGAAGTTGGTTTGCTTTCTGAGACGGGAAGTAACCATCTACTTTGAGTTTTCCATTAAAGTAAGGAAAAAGTAGTAGTTCCCGAGGGAGAAAAACTATGTTAGCAACTAGTTTAGTTTTCGGTTCTTTTTTAACCGTATTATTTTTTATAGTTGGAATAATGGGAGGATGGGTTGCAAGAGAATATATGATGAACTATCGGGAAATTCCACGACCTCACCCCGAAATGTTTGATGGACAAGGAAATCTAATTCCAGATGAGGTGATTGCATTTAACTTTGAGAACTATCATGACTACGAAGACAACGGCGACGAAGAAGACTGAATCAAAATTTACGGTTAAGAAGGAATCTCCTATTCCCGATCTTCCTTCAAATCCATTTATTTTTGAGATTTTAAGTCTTGCATGTAAGCAAAAAAGTACAGCAAAAAAGGTAGAAGTACTTCAAAAGTATTCTCATCCTGCTCTGAAGACTCTTTTTATTTGGAACTTTGATGAGACGGTTGTTTCTATTCTTCCCCCAGGAGATGTACCTTATGCAGGTACTGATGAACAAACTTCATTCAGCGGAACTCTGTCTGGAAAGATTACAGATGCTGTTTCTAAGATGGGTGAGTTGGGAAGTAGTTCTTTAGGTTCTCAGGACCAGGGACGCTCATCAATTCGTAAGGAATATAATAAGTTTTATAATTTTGTAAAGGGTGGTAACGATGGATTGAGTTCTCTTCGTAGAGAAACAATGTTTATTAACATTCTTCAAGGTCTTCATCCTCTTGAAGCAGAAATTGTTATTCTTACTAAGGATAAAAAACTGACAGACAAATACAAACTCACCAGGGAAGTAGTTTCACAAGCTTATCCTGATATTAAGTGGGGAGGTCGTTCGTGAGTCAGGTTCGTGATGTAGTTGAAGAAACCCACAATACGGAAAAGCATATGGACTATTGGACACCAGCAGAAAAAGAAACCTGTAAGTCACGCTATGGTTGTGATATTTTAATTGAAAATGGTTCATATGCTGATGTCTGTACTAAAGAAGCACCGAATGATGCTTACATCGTAAAGTATATTGTTGATGAGGAAATTTGTTTTGATTTAACTAGAGGATCACGAATTCGTTTGTTTGATATGTACTGGGACAAGTTTCGTGAAAATCTAAAGAGTATTGACTTTGGGTATGGAAGAATCAATCCAAAGTTATGGGGTTATCAAGCACCCAAAACCAAAAAGCGAAAGTGATTTTCTTTTTGGGGTAAAAAATTTCCGCCAAAATTTTTCTTGCGCGAAGGTTTTCATAAATCTTCACGCCTTTTAGTATAATAGAGATACATTTTTGTATCTATTGTTACTATTTCAAAATAAAACTTGACTATATAGTGTGAATAGGGGTATAATAATCCCCTAACGTTCATCCTATGACTAAAGCACTTTTGCTTTTAGCATGGGTTCCACTTCTTTCTATTTCTACGCCTCAACTTGCCAAATCTAATCAAGTGACTATAAGTTGCGACGCAGCGTGGGAACTAATGGACATCGTTAAAAACGACGATGTAGTAGACCAAAGAAAAGAAGACCGATTGCTATCAGAACTCCGAAAGGACGTTATAAGACTTAAGTGCTAAACTGAATAGGACGGAAGTAAGCCGACTCGGAACGGATCGTTCATCTATGGAAACAATTCTCTGGACTTGCATTGAGGCTCAAAGACTTATTAGTAATGTAAAACTAAAAATGGATGAGCCTGCAAGATCTGAACTTATTCAGATCTTTAAAGAAGGATCTCCAAGAACTTGTAAATTCATAGACGCAAAAGCCGACTGAAGGAACGCTCTTTAGCCTCAAAATTAAGGAGAAAACCTAATGTCTAAAGTCGTATATCGTGGTGTCGAATATGATACCGCAGAACGTCCAAATCAAACGTTTAAAATTGAACCCCACGTAGAAATTTATCGTGGTACTATGTTTTACGTTGATGAAAATGGAAACAAACTCTCTATGTCTAAAACTAAGGGAGGTGCAAAATGAACACTTACTTCGTTCGCTATCTCAAACTCAAAGCAAAAAAGGAAAAACTCCTTCATAACGCACAACTGAATATGGCGAAGCAACCACAAGTTGCTTGAAGTAAAGGAGGGTTGATTCCCTCCTTTTTTTATGTTAAAATATTGAAAGAGAATAGTATCTTATGGATAAAGACAAACTAAAACTTATTGTCCGTAATCTAGAACTCTTGGTTGATTCTCTGAAAGCAGAAGTTTATTCTGATGTATCTGCATATTCTTATACAAATCCAGAAGTCAGAAAAAGACCAATGTTAGATTACGACGAAATTTTTGAGGATTCTGATTTAGATGACTAATAGGGCAAGAAAAATGATGAAATTGCTCCGTAGATTGATTAAACAAGAGCATTTATATTCTGCTGAGCAATTGATTGAAATGAAATCACAATTAAGGATTCTGGAAGAAGAACTTTCAGAACTCGAAGCAAAAACATCAAAAGGATTTGGAAAGAAATGACAGTAAAACTCATTAGCGTGACCCCAGATGCAGAAAAAACAATGGCATATGTTGCTAGAGTTAGCAACCCTGCGAATCAAGACAACGAAAACTATGCCAAGTTGCTTGCTTATTGCATTAAGCATAATCATTGGTCTGTTTTTGAGCAGTCTTTTATGACTCTTGAGATCGAAACAAATCGTGGTATCGCAGCTCAAATTTTGAGGCACCGTTCTTTCACATATCAAGAATTTTCGCAGCGTTATGCAGATTCTTCTTTGTTGAGCGATTATATTCCTGTACCTGAACTTCGTCGTCAAGATACCAAGAATCGTCAGAACTCTATTGACGACATTTCTGAGTATGAGAAACTGACTCTACAGAGTAAGATTCAAGACCATTTTGCACACTCTATGCAACTCTATAAGGAACTTCTTGCTCATGGAGTAGCAAAGGAGTGTGCAAGGTTTGTACTGCCCTTAGCGACGCCTACACGCATTTATATGTCGGGATCATGCAGGTCATGGATTCATTATATCAATCTTCGTTCTGCAAATGGAACTCAGAAAGAACACATGGATATTGCTCTTGAGTGTAAGAAAATATTTACCGAACAATTTCCATCAGTCTCAGAAGCGTTAGAGTGGAATAAATAATTTTACTCTTAAATGTTCAAAGATGTCTGTCAAATATTCTTGGAAAATTCATGCATTGAATTATAATACTGCAGGATTATCTGGTGCAGTTAGTTCTGTAGAATGGATTTACACTGCTACAGAAAAAGTGAATGAAACTACTTTTACTGCTGATGAAAGAGGTACTCTAGAATTGCCTTCAGCTGCTGAAGATGATTTTACTGAGTATTCTGATTTAACTGAGGAACAAATTATTTCTTGGGTTGAGACTTTAATTGGGGAAGAAGAGATTGCGAATAAGCAATTCAGATTATCTTCTATAATTGATGCTCAAAAATCAGCATCAACAACCGAAAAGTATGATACTTTACCTTGGGAATCTCAAGAAGTTGTTGATGTGGAAACAGTAGAAGAGTAAAACTTTCATTCTAAATAAATTATCTTGATTTCGTAACTTTATGGCGACTTATCCTGTTATTAACAAAACCACTGGCGAACAGAAAGAAGTGGAAATGAGTATCCACGCCTGGGACCAGTGGAAAAAAGATAATCCAGATTGGGACAGAGATTGGTCTGACCCATCAACTTGTCCTGGCGCTGGAGAAGTTGGTGAGTGGAGGGACAAACTTATCAATCGCAATCCTGGATGGAATGATGTGCTTGCAAAAGCAGCAAAAGCTCCTGGTTCTACTGTAAAGAAACTCTAATGGCAAGAAGAAAAAGAGGCAATGACATCCAACCTATTGGTGTTGGTTTGACTGCAAAGCAAATGAAGAGGAGAAAGCCTCTAAGTTCTGATTACTTGGTCGATATTGAACCAATTACAGATAATCAGAAAAAGTTTTTTGATTCCTATCAAGATGAAAAGCATTTAGTTGCTTATGGATGTGCTGGAACTGGTAAAACTTTTATTACTCTTTATAATGCTTTAATGGATGTTCTTGATGAAAGAACCCCTTATGAAAAAGTTTATATCGTTCGTTCTCTTGTAGCAACTCGTGAGATTGGATTCCTTCCTGGATCTCATGAAGATAAAGCAGACATTTACCAGATTCCTTATAAGAATATGGTGAAGTATATGTTCCAGATGCCTTCTGATGCTGACTTTGAAATGCTCTATGGCAATTTGAAGTCACAAGAAACTATTAAGTTCTGGAGCACTTCATTCCTCCGTGGAACAACTCTTGATAATGCTATCGTCATTGTTGATGAATTCCAAAATCTAAACTTCCACGAACTCGATTCTATTATTACTCGTGTGGGTGAAAATACCAAAATTTGTTTCTGTGGTGATGCTACTCAATCAGACTTGCAAAAAACAAATGAACGTAATGGTATTGTAGATTTTATGAACATCTTGCGTAAAATGCCTTCTTTTGATATAATTGAATTTGGTGTAGAAGATATTGTTCGTTCTGGACTTGTTAAAGAATACATCATCGCAAAAATGGAAGCAGGTATGTAATGTTCAAACATGTTGATGTGACGCTCCCTGAACTTGAAAGGGAGACTATAGATGGTGTTCGTTATTATAAAGTTCCTGACGAAGAAGAACTTGTACGACTGGTCTCCATCACTTCGGTGACCAGTCATTTTAATAAAGAAATCTTTATTAAGTGGCGTAAAAAAGTTGGTGAAGAAGAAGCAGAGCGTGTCACAAAAGCGGCAACAAGTCGTGGAACTGATATGCACCTTCTTGTGGAACATCATCTCAAAAATGAAGAACTACCAGAAGTTCAACCAATCTCTGATTTTCTTTTTAAGATTGCAAAAACTGATTTAAATCGTATAAATAATATTTACGCCCTTGAAGGGTCCCTATATAGTAAGCAACTAGGCATTGCTGGGACAGTTGATTGTATTGCCGAATATGACGGCGAGTTAGCGATAATCGACTTTAAGACTTCTAAAAAACCAAAACCACGCGAGTGGATTGAACATTATTTTGTTCAGTGTATGGCATATGGTTGTATGCTCTACGAACTGACTGGTATTTCAGTCAAAAAACTTGTAATCATTATGGCTTGTGAAAATGGAGAATGCGTCGTCTATGAAGAACGAGACAAATCAAAATACATCAAACTTCTCACAGAATACATTAGAAAGTTTGTTAGAGATAAACTGGAACTCTATGGAACCAAATAAAGAATTAGAACAGGCAATAGAAAGTAAATTTTTAACCCCTTCCAAGTTTGCTCTTGAGATTGAGAAAATTGTTGCTGAAGAAAATCTGAATTATATTGATGCTATTTGTCACTATTGCGAAGTCAATAGTCTTGAGGTAGAATCAGTTACGAAACTCATTTCAAAACCTTTAAAAGAAAGACTCAAGTGGGATGCCACTCGTCTTAACTTTATGAAGAAAACATCAAGAGCAAGATTGCCTTTATGATCGTGACACCCTTTGAAACTTATCAACATTATTTGTCACTTAAAAATCATTTCACAAACCCAAAATACGATTTCTTTAAATATGGTGCGAAGACCCGTGCCAGTATGACATCCTTCAACAAACGCAAGGACAAATACTGGTTCGAGAAGACAAGTCGCAAATATTCTGATAAAGAAGTCGTAGATTTCTTAGTATCAAACTTTGTAGAAGCAGACAACCCGAGTAATTTATGGATTGGTTCTTTAATAAACGAAGGAGAAAGAACATATCAAGAATGGATGAGACGACAGCAGAGTTTGACTTACTTGTTCAAAGAGCAAAGCAACGAATTGTTCTCGGAAACAAAATTAGAGGATGCGTTGAATTGTTCCAAAGGACATCCACCCGTTCTAAAAAAATTCCTGAGCGGGAAGATTAGCCTTGAAACACTGGTCATATATGATAAAATATTCCTGTTCGGGAAGACGTTTGATGAAAAACTTTTGGACCCAGTGTGGGAGTGTGTTTCTCTTAAAATTAAAAAATATTCACCATTTCTTCAAATAGATATTTTTAACTATAAAAAAATTCTTAGAGAAATAATTTCATAGAGTGCGGGCAGCAAAGTCGGGTAGGGGTATTTGACTTGCGTAAGTCCCGCCTAAATAATATTACCCCTACTAAAAGAATATGTTAAATGTATCGAGTATTAATCTTGCTCTTAATATTGATGGTCCTGATTTTATAGAAGATATAAAGGACGAAAATTGGGAAAATTTTCCATCTAGAGAGGTTCAAAAAGAACAATCTAGAAAAAAGTGGAGAGATAAAAATCCAGATTATGAAAAGAAGAGATGGGCAAAAGGTTTGACTGAGGAGCAAGTTTTAGCTAGACGAGCTAGGGAGAAAAAGAGATATTGGGAAAATCAAAAAGATAGGGAAAACCGTAAGGAACGGGCAAGAGAAAGAAAAAGAGCATTAAAGAATAATTCATAAATATTGACGTATTCCAGTACAAGAAGATTTTAAGGGAAATCATAGATGAGTAACTTTTTTGACTCCGATATTATTCAAGATGAACTGAAAGAAATCAATAAGTTACAAGAGGAGATATACGGAAGTATTCTCACTTTTGGTATGATGCCCCGTGAGACCAAACTGGAACACATTGAAAAGTTAGAACTCTTGCTAGAAAAGCAGAGAGTGATGTATACTAGACTGTCTCTTTCAGATGATCCACAAGCGGTTGAGATGAAAGAGAACCTACGCAAATCAGTCGCATTGATGGGTTTTCCACCAGAGACTGATATGCAAGTACTGTTCAGTAGTATGAATAAGACCATTGAATCCCTCAAACAATTCATTGACAGGTGATTCAATCTTCGCTATAATATCCAAGTAAATCCCCCGAATCCAAACTATCCGAGGTAATCCAAATGTCTTTTGCTGACCTTAAGAAGCAATCTAAATTGGGCTCTCTGACCGCTAAACTGGTCAAAGAAGTTGAAAAAATGAATACTGGTAGCGGTTCTAGTGATGACCGCATCTGGAAACTGGATGTAGATAAGAGCGGCAATGGTTATGCCGTAATCCGTTTCCTCCCTGCTCCGAACGGTGAGGACCTTCCGTTCGTGAAACTCTACAGTCACGCATTCCAAGGTCCTGGTGGTTGGTATATTGAGAACTCTCTGACTACTCTGGGTCAGAAGGATCCAGTGTCTGAGTACAACTCTGAACTGTGGAACAATGGTACTGATGCTGGTAAGGAACTGGCACGTAAGCAGAAGCGCAAACTGACTTATGTGAGCAACATTTACGTTGTGAAAGATCCTGCCAACCCTGCGAACGAAGGTAAGGTCTTCCTGTTCAAGTTCGGTAAAAAGATCTTCGACAAACTGACTGCTGCGATGCAACCCGAGTTTGAAGATGAGGAAGCAATCGATCCGTTTGACTTCTGGCAAGGTGCCAACTTCAAACTGAAGGCGAAGAACGTTGCTGGTTATCGTAACTATGATTCTAGTGAGTTTGCTGCTGCTGCTCCTCTGCTGGACGATGATGATGCAATGGAAGCAGTGTGGAAGAAGCAGTATTCGCTTGCCGAACTCGTTGCTGCCGACCAATTCAAGACCTATGATGAACTGAAGAAGCGTCTTGACTATGTGCTTGGTTCCAAAGGTACTCCTCGTTATCAGGACCCCGAAGATCTTGATGAGGACAACACCCGTGGTTCGACCCGCGAACTAACTGAGGATCTTCGTACTGAACTCAACAATCTTCAACCCACCCGTCGTGCTGCTGCGGTTGAAGAAGATGAGGATGATGATGCTCTGTCCTACTTCGCCCGTCTTGCCGAAGACTGATACACTGGGGGCATATGCCCCCTTTTTTATGGTGACTTGATTCTAGTATTAGATGCCTTAATTAACTTAGAATCAATAAATTGAGATGATTCTGTATATGTCATAATCTTTCTAATATCAGTTAAGAAACTTGGTAAGTATTCTGATTTTAATACATAAATGTTTCTTTTTGCCTCATTCTTACGAACTTCATATTCATAATTATTAATTGCTACAACAACTTTAGATTGTTGTAAATTTTGAACTTTATTCGCTGGGTCTGGAATTGTAAAGTTAGCATCAACAACTTTTCCAGCAGGGAGAATTAATCTTCCATTAGGATCTCTGACTTCTATTGTTTCATAAAATTTAGTGTCATTGAGATTATCTCCATATTTTTCATAACTGTAATTGTACAAATCATAGTTTGAGAGTGGCCACTCATCTCTTACATTAACTATCCCAGCACTGATGAGTACAACCCAGTCAAATTCTGACTTTCCATATAGTGCCTCTGCAACTGTATCAGGTCTTGCACCATCAGAAATGGTATATTTGTTGAATATTGTAAAAACTTTCTGTAAGTCGTCTCTGATTTTTACTCTTCTAAAGATATTTTTTGCCCTTACATAATCTAATGAAGAGTTTCTATCCGAGAATGGTGATTGATATTCTAAATCTGGTAGTTCTCTAAAGTATGCCATCTTAGTATCCTACTCCATCTTTTCCTTCTTTTGTATCATAATCTTCAGCATAAATTGGTGTAAGTTCGCTCATATTAAGTGTTAATTGCATATGAACTGGTGTTGAATCACCATATGTTGCATAAGTTCCAGATCCTGTATAATTAACTGACATCCCAGTTAATGCCATTGGTTTGAACTGGTTCAAAAATGCATGTGGTTTTTGACCTGTCATGTAAGTTAATTGGAATACACTTGGAGACCCAATAAAGAATCCACCACCTGGTTGAGCCTGAGCACCTTTTCTTGCAGACATGTAGGATTTAAATATTCTTATTATATTTTTTACTTCATCCGATTCCTTTTTAGACCTTGGAACTAAGTCCCAACTAAATCCAAAAGATCTTTGAGCCACACTGTTAAATAAGAGTTGGCTATTTGGGTTTAATGTTGCACCAAGTGCTCTATTAATTAGTCCCTGGGCGTTAGCATTTCCTGTTATCGCTGCGGCTGCTTTAGCAGACATTGATGCCATAAATGCCTTTCCTCCTTCTGCAGATAGTGCTAAAGCAGATCCAGAACCAGCAAGATTTTTAGCCATGTCACCAAAAGCACCTGGAAGATTTCCCCCAGCAGATTGTCCCAAAAATTGATTGAATGCTCCAATCAAAGTAGCATCAAATGGATTTACGTTACTATTTGACCAGTCTGCATTATTGGTATCTCCAACACCTTCTGGAATAGGTAAAATAATTCGACTAAGTACTTTTTGCTTGTTTTTTGCTAGAGTTTGATCTGTTGTAACTAATGCTAAAGACTCGGCACCTTGTCTTTGTAATCCACCAGGAACAAAATCAATAACTTCTATTAATAAGTAGTCATCACCATCATCAATTCTATCAAATGGATATCTATATGCTGTCTTCTTATTGGATTTTTGAGCTTGCTGTTTATCTGGCTTAGCTGGGGCAGATGACCCAGCAGAAGAAGATGGTGGGTTACTTGTTGTTGAGCTTCGTTGGACTTCCCAGGGCTTAACTACCATTTATCTTTTTCTAACTATTTAGATCGTATTTTTCCAAAAGGTATCTTTCGTACATCAGTTATTTCTTCATCTAGAATATTATACACACCACCAATGATTTCTTTCCAGGTATATTGCCTTCCATCATTCCAGTGAAAATTAAATCCTTTGAATCCCCATTTTAAAACTTCAGTTACTGCAACCAAAGGATATTCATCATAAGTAATTCCAGATGTTTTTGGCGAATAAACAAAAGTATAGTATTTACCTACTTGTGGTGCAGTGCTTGACTCAGATAAAAGTCCCATGAGTTCCTGCATCAAATCATCAGGGTCTTCAGTGCCATTAATACTTTCTACAAGTGGCAAAACCCTATTTTTGACTGCTTTATTTTGTTGAAGTTTTTGTTGCTTCTCTTGTTTGTCTTTAAGAGTTTTTCTCGGCATTATTTAATACCTAACTCATCTTCTGTTATAATTTTAAAACTCCACCCACGGTCAGCACAGAATTCTTTTGCAGCAGCCCACTTTGATTGATTTTTTGCATACTCATATGCTTCACGGATGTATGTTTTAGTTTGTCTGCCTGGATTTTGTGGGGGAATAGTCTGTCTTTTGGGTTTTATTTCAATCAAATATTTTTTAATAACATTATTTGATTCTTTTACTTTAATATAAAAATCTGGAAAATATCTATGAATGCGGCGGTCAATTGGGGAACGATATGGAAGGGCAATTTCTTCACTTCCCCACTCTAAAATATTTTCATTGAGATCGCAGTATTTCATAAATTTTCTTTCCCAGAGGGAACGATAAATGATATTTGTTGGATCTCCTTTGTATTTTTCAGGATAAGATGGTTGATATTTTCCCTTATAAGACATCTAAATAACTAAAAGACTCATAATATAGGTATTTAGAGTGCCAGCACCTAGACCAAGAAAAATATCAGAATTTAAAAGAGTATTAACAAATCTAGCTCAAACCTCACATTATGAAGTCAAGTTTGGAGCACCACCAAAAGATGGTGCGTTATCATCTTATTTGGCTAACAGAGGTGTTGATTCTAGATTTATAAGCGGTGATGTTGGATTGTTATGTTACTCTGCAGAACTTCCATATGGAAGTTTGGCAACTGCAAATATTGCAGGAAACTACATGGGCATTCAAGAAAAGATTGCCCATAGTAGAATTTATGGGCAAGTTAATTTAGGGTTCTATATTGATAGTGATTATAAAGTATTGAAATTTCTAGAGCACTGGGCAGAATTTATTGCAAGCGGATCTCATAATCCAGTTGGAACAAATGCTGATGCTGTCAGTCAAGGAAGAAAGAATTATTTTATCAGAATGCAATACCCCGAATACTATAAGATGGAATCGACAAAAATCGTTAAGTTTGATAGAGACTATCGTAAAAATATTGAATACACATTTTTTGGAATGTTCCCCTCTAATGTTGGTAATATTAATGTTTCATATGATAGCTCTAGAACTTTGACTGCATCTGCAACTTTTGAATTCACTCGCTATGTTTGTGGGCCAATTTCTGCCATTGACCAAAAAAGAGGAGTTGATAATAATAAAACTGGAGAATCATCTTTACTGTATGCATCTGGTAAAGTCGCACCACTGAGTGCGGATGAAGCGAACGCTATTAGATTATCACAATCTTATCCAATTTATGGAGGAGAGGGTGCGGCAACTACTGGGAGTAGTATTGATTGGAATCAAAAACCTGACTTTGTTGCTGGAGAAATTGGACAATATCCACCAGGATTTGGTTCATAAATAAATTACTGACAATATTATAGGTTATTATGCCTTTACCAACAATTGCAACTCCGACTTATGAGTTGACATTACCATCTTCTAAAAAAACAATTAAATATAGACCATTTCTTGTTAAAGAAGAAAAAATTCTTATCATCGCAATGGAAAGTCAAGATGATAAGCAAATCACAAATGCAATTAAAACAGTTATCTCAAATTGCATTTTGACAAAAGGTGTAAAAGTAGAAGACCTGGCTACTTTTGATATTGAGTATCTGTTCCTTAACATCAGAGGAAAGTCAGTAGGTGAGACAGTAGATGTTCTAATCACCTGCCCTGATGATGAAGTTACTCAAGTTCCAGTGTCAATTAACTTGGACGAAATCCAAGTTCAAACCAATCCAAATCATACCAGAGATATTAAGTTAGATGATAATCTAACAATGAGGATGAGATATCCTTCATTGAGTCAGTTTATTAAAAACAACTTTAATATTACTGATGTAACGGTTGATGATACTTTTGAGTTGATTAGTGGATGTATTGAGCAAGTCTATTCTGAAGAAGAATCTTGGTCTGCTTCTGATTGTACTAAGAAAGAATTATTTGAATTTGTTGATCAATTGAGTTCGAAACAATTCAAAGAGATTGAGACTTTCTTTGAAACAATGCCCAAACTTTCTCATACAATCAAAATCAAAAATCCAGAAACAAAAGTTGAAAGTGAAGTTGTTTTGGAGGGTCTAACAAGTTTTTTCGCGTAGGGATGGCTCATGATTCCCTTGAGTCATACTACAAAACAAATTTTGCCCTCATACAGCATCATAAATATTCATTGACAGAGTTAGAAAATATGATACCTTGGGAGAGAGAAATTTATATCTCTCTTCTTCAGCAGTTTATAGAAGAAGAAAATCTTAAAAACGGCATAACGAATGGCTGATGCAATAACCATAGCACAAACAGGTGTAGATCCTAGAACAGGATCTTACCTGTCTGCTGAAGCCAGAAAAGCACTATTCCGTAGAGCAACTGTTTCCAGTTCTGTGTTTCGTGGTCGTGGTGGTGCTTTAGTTAGGCAAGATGGAAATGATTTAGCAAGCACTCAAAGTTTAGCAATTGTAAAGGCAAATCAATCTTCTCTTGGAACAATTTCAAAGCAGATTGAATTTGTTCGTGTAGAAGTTTTAAATTTAACCAATGGTGTTAGAGATATTGCTAGACTTCTCAGAGGAGAAACTATTGCTGAGCAAAAAAGAATTCAAACAGAACAAGATAATGAGCAAAAGATAGTTGATAGAGATATAAAAAGAGGTCGTGAAAACGAATTAGAAAAGAAAATACAAAATGCTCTTATCAGTCCAGTAAAAAAAGTTATTGAGCAGACTGAGGGTATATTTGATAGGATTAAGAGCGCAATATTCACTCTTCTTGGTGGGTGGTTCACACTTCAAGGAATAGAATTATTAAGGGCATACAAGGATAAAAATTTTAAAGTTTTTGATGAGATTAAGAATAGTATCCTCAAGAACTTACTTTATGCTGGTGCTGGTTTATTAGCGATTAATGTTGGATTTGCTGTTTTCCTAAGATTACTCAATGGTGTAGTTTTTAAAGTTGGTGGTTTAATTGCTAAACTGATTTTACTGCCATTCAGAGGTCTGGGTGCTTTAGGTAGAGGTGTTGCTGGATTATTCAGTAGAGGAGCACCTGCCGCTGCCAATGCCGCTGCCAGAGGTGCAAGACCTACTGTAACAGGTAGCACGAACTTAATGACTAAGTTCTTTAATTTTATGAAAGGTGGCGGTGCTGCAGCAGCTGGAGGTGGGAGAGTTGCTGGTGGTTTTACCCCTGGTCTTGGAACTGCTCTTGGTGCAGTCTCGACAGGTTATGATTTGAGTCAAGGAGATTTGCCAGGAGCAGCTCTTAGTGCGTTATCTATGTTTCCAGTAATCGGAGGATTTGCAGCCGCTGGAAGAGTTGGACTTGAATTATCTAGAATGGCAGGTGGGGGACAAGAACAAAAACAAACTCCAACTTCTTCAACTCCACAGCAACAATTAAAGCCAAATAAACCAAATATTCCACCACCAGGTTCAACTTCACAAACACCAGAAGCTCCAGCAGCAACACCTATGCTTCCAATGACTCCAGGGGTAAATGGAGATCTTAATATGAATGTTGGAACCGCTGCACCAGAAGTAACTCCAACAGAAGAAGAAAAAGGATACTTAGACTTATATAAAAATATACCAACAATGAGACCTTTACTTCCAGGAGAAACTGCTGAAGAAAGAGCTCTTTCTGTTACTCCAGTGTCTCCAGAAGCAAAAATATCACAAAAGCAAACAGAAAATGCACCATTAGGACCTTTAACTAAACCAGCTCCTCAGGTTATTTTGACACAACCAGAGATGAAGCAAAAACCACCAGCACCATCATTAAGAAAAGGAAATTCTTCTAACAATGTTCCCCATATATCTTCGAGTAATCCTAATAATTTTTACACTATGTACTCTCAATTAAGTTATAATGTGGTGATGTAAGATGGCAGTTTTAAGTTTATCTGCTGGAACTAGTTCAATCAATAAGATTTCTTCCACGTTTATAAACATGAGAAGAAGTCTTTCTAATACAAGAACAGTAATTAGTGATACTAAAAGAGTTATTTTAAATAGAACTAAGATAAAAAGTGAAGCAGTATTCAGAAGTAAAGGTCTCTTTCAAAAAAGACAGGATAATTTAAGAAAGAAAGAAGCAGAAGATCAACTTGAAGCATCAAGTCTAGGTTCTATCCTTTCTCCAGGATTTGCTACTGAGAAATCTATCCTCAACAGTGGTAAAGGATTTTTGGGAAGGATTTTATCTGCGATTGCATATTTGGGAGTGGGATGGTTACTAAGAAACTTACCAACTTGGATTGGAATGGCAAAAGAATTTGTTGCCAGAATTTATAAGGGAGTGGCAATTATTAAACAGTTTTTTATGGGTGCAATTGGATTTGTTGGTAATATGTTCAATCTTCTTGGTGCCGTTGCCCAAAACATTATGTCATTTGATTTCTTTGACACATCGAATAGAGTAAAAGATACATTTGGACAACTCAATCAAAATCTATCTGATATGTCATCATCAATCGATGACGCATTGAGATTGATGACAACATCTCTCAATGAAGGGATTGCAAGTGGTCAAAATGCACCACCATTGGGCACTCAGGGAGAATCTCAATTCTCAGAACGCGAATCTCAATTTCCAGGAGCTGGAGAAACATTATCCACTGAACAATTAGTTGCTGTTGCAAAACAAGCTGGATTTAGTCAACAAAATGCAGTTACTGCAGCAGCAGTTGCAAAAGCAGAGTCTGGTGGAAGATCTGGTGTAGTAAATGACAATCCAAGGACTCGTGACTTATCTTATGGTTTATGGCAAATTAATATGATTGGGTCCCTTGGCCCAGAAAGATTGAAAAAATTTGGAATAACATCCTATGAGCAATTAAAAGACCCTCTAACTAATGCAAGGGCAGCATTCATTCTGTCTGGTGGTTCTAATTTTAATCCTTGGAGTGTTTATAAGTCTGGAAAATATAGGTCATTTTTACCAGAAGCACAAAAAGCAGCAAATGTATCTCCAGCAGCATATGCATCTGGGCAGCAATCTGCAAATCTACAACAAGCACCTGCAGTATCAACTGGAACAATGAGTTTAATACCACAAGTTGGACCAGGGGGATTTATTCAGGGTGGATCTGGTAGAGGGGAGGCTAGTTATGCGACTCACTTCCACTTAGATTATAAAGGAGCAAATCCAACGGCAGAGCAACTTGCAAGTATTCGTGAAGTTGCTTTCCATGCAACAAAAGCAATGCTTGCAAGAGGTTCAACTGTATTTTATGGAAATATAAAACAATATGCATCTGGTAGTGATGATAATATCAGAAGATTAATTGCTGCAGAGCAGAGAGCCCATGGTGGAAGAAGTAGTGCCGCTGTTGATATGCAAGAAATCAATTCTAAAGTAAAACAAACATTCCCATCTCAAGTAGGATCGGCAACTAAGTTTCCTTTTGCAGTTGGTGCAGTGTATTATCGTGGTGGATATGGTAGAGAAGCAGAAATTATTGGAACGGGGGGAGTTACTGTTTCTCATGGTGCAGCAGGTTCAACAGCAAGTTCTGTATCTGGTGTTCCATCAATGGATGTTGCATCTGGAATTACACCAAGTATGTCTCCAGATGTTGTAAGCGTGGTTGATACACGACCACAAATGGATTTGAGTGGATTAGCACAATTATTGAATTCTGCCGCTGCATCGTTTGGATCTCGTTCTCTTGAACAAGAATCACAAACCACACAAAGCCCACCATCAAGTGTGTTAAATAATTTTATCAAACAAAAGTTCTTAACTGATTTAGCGTATCTATAATGGCACAAGTAGTAGCACAATCCCCATCCAAGTTTGAAGAAGCAATTCTAGAATCAAATGATCAGCAAAGAACAGTTGATATCACGCCTTCAATAGTTTCTTTTGACTATTATGAAGATATCTTTTCGCCAACAATCACTGCGACTTTGAAGATGATTAATACTGGTGATAGCATACCTTCTGCTAACCCTGATGGGAGCACAGATAAGAATCCCCAGTCTGTTTATAATGGTCTTCCTCTTAGGGGTGGGGAGAGACTTAGATTGAAAATTTCTCCTAACACCGAGTCTAATATTGCCATTGATTTTTCCAAGTCATCAAAAGATTACTTGTATGTCTCAAGTATTACTGATGTGATTGCAGAATCTCAAAGAGAAGCTTTTACTTTACATCTTACTTCAAGAGAAGCAATCACAAATGAAACAGTAAGAGTAGGAAAAAAGTTTGCCCCAGACAATAGTATTGATACTTCTGTAAAACAAATTCTTAAAAATATCCTTAAGACTGACAAATTTACTAATGATTCAATAGAGAGGACAACAAATAAGTAAGCCATTTACTGTCTTAATCTGGCTAGCATCAAAAGGTGTTCCTGCTACTTCAGGTGATGCTACCGCTGGATTTGTATTCTATCAAACCAAGGATGGTTTTAATTTCAGGTCAATTGATAATTTGATTAAACAAAAACCAAAAGCAGTTTATCTTTATAGTCAAAGCATTGAAACATATGATGAAAAGGGTGACGCTGTAAAGAACGACTTTAAAATCTTGAAATATACTACAGAGAAGAATCAAAACTTAATTGAGAAACTTAAGTTAGGCACATATTCAAGTTACAGAATATTTTTTAATCCATTAACGTTTGAATTTACAAATCCCCAAAAGGGATTATTTAAGTTAAATGACTATGTTAATAAGACAAGTAATCTTGGCGAAAAAATAAAACTTCCTAAAATAACTTCTGGTAGTTCAAAAGATCTTGGTGAAACTCCAACTAGAATCTTCACAATGTGTCTTGATGTTGGTACTCTGAATAAAGAACCATCTAAAGAAGTGAATGCAAGTCCAGAAAAGTATCAATCTCAGTCTATTATGAGGTATAATATACTTTTCACTCAAACTTTAAGTATGGTTGTTCCTCTGAATACAAATCTAAGTGCAGGGGATGTCATTAAATGCAATTTTCCAAAGATATCTTCTCAAGATGGAAACGAATTGGACGAGGAAACAAGCGGTCTATATATGATTAAAGAACTGTGTCATCACTTTGATACAGAATCATCTTATACTTCTATGAAATTAGTTAGAGATACATTTGGTATAAATCCAGAGGCTAATAAGTCATGATAGATGAATCATTACTTAAAAGTAATTTTCTAGGTAGAGACGGATTCCGTTGGTGGATTGGTCAGATTCCCCCTGCTCCTTATCATAGACAAGGTGCTGAAGGTTGGGGTAATAGATACCGTGTTCGTATTATGGGGTATCATCCATTCTATGAATCTGAATTAAAAAATGAAGACCTTCCATGGGCTCAAGTTCTGATACCAACCACGTCTGGAAGTGGCGCAGCAAATCAATCTACAGATGTTGCACTTCAACCTAGTGATGTGGTTTTCGGGTTCTTTATGGATGGTGATAATGCACAAATCCCCGTCATATTAGCAACATTTGGTAAAACATCGGACGTAGTAAGCAAAGATTATAAAGGACCATTTCAACCATTCACGGGATATACTGAGAATATTCCTAAACCAGATGGAACTCTTGTTCCGAATGAATCAAATGAATCTGGCAATCCTAAATCTCAAGTTTCTCCTGTTGCTAGAACAGATGATACATCTTCTTCAACTGGAGATGTTTCAGTAAGTTCTGTTATTGGTGACAAAATTGTTATGGCAAATCCCTGTAAGAATACTACAGTGGATAAAATAACTGCCAGAATTGAAAACCTACTTAAAAAGATTAGAAAGTTACAGAATAATATACAGAAGAAAAAAGCAAAAATCAAAGAGGCAATTAATGGAATTCTAAAAGACTGCAACGAAATGATTGGCAATGCGGTCAAATGGTTGGGTGATGAGATGGTCAAATTGATGAAGGCTGGTTTAGACTTTTTATATAAAGATGTATTTGGAAAAATTTTAGCGATAACTGGCAACCCCGTAGCAGCTCACTTGGGTGGGGTTGCAGCTCAGACTGCAATGGTAAAACCAGTGAAAGCATTCCAAAAAGCACTAGGGTGTGTTGTTGGAAAAGTAATTGAAGGATTGAAGGGTGTTATTGAGCAGATGGTTAATTCTGCAGTAGATAATATTAAAA